TAGATGAATCTGACGTTGAAGATTACTTGCAGGGTATTTTACAAGAAAACCCGATAACCTGCGATTGTCAAGAATGAACAACCCTTATGAAAAATTACTCAATAGAAAGAGAACTTGGACACCTGTCCAGACCGCAGCTGGTAAGCTTAAAGATGGAGCCGAAGAAGCCATCTACCGTGCTCTTGCAATACGGCATATGGAGCTACCAGTTGGTGAGTTTATTACAGAAGCACTTGAGAAAGATGTTCCCCACTCTGCACGAATACTGCTAGAGTCAAATGTTAAAGATGAAATCAAACATGATCAAGCCCTTGGATTCATTACGAATGCTATTGGGACGGATTCACAGTCAGAGTATGAGGCTCTCAAGCTACGTGATGCTTGGGAAGCCCACCCTGACCACACTATATTAAAAGCATTGGTAGCTGAACGTGCTATATTCTTTGTTATTTTACCTTTCTTTAGGTTTTGTGGTGATGCTGGTCTTAGAACGGTATCAGCTGATATCTCAAGGGACGAACAGATTCACGTGGCATGTAATTCTCTCGTATGTTCTGCTATGGGTCTACGCCCTAGTAATTCTCTGGACAAACTTAGGAAGGCCACGATTAATTGGATATTCCAGCCTCTAGGTATAAATACTACCGATAAATATTTGGACAAAAATTTTTGGCTGGATTCATCAGATCGATTAATGTATGAGGGCAAAGCCCCACAACTTTCTGACACCAGATCAGCCCGTATGCCAGCATTCTTTGAGCACAGTAATGTCAACCTACCCCAATACGCTTGAGCCATTACTTGGCCCCAATATTAACTCATTAGCTTTAGAGATGGAGGATAAATTCCCACCGTTTATACCTCATCCTAAAGAGGAGTTAGCATCCATCATGTTTAAAGCAGGGCAACGCTCTGTTGTTGAATGGTATCAAAATAGAATAGAAAATTAGTGGAGGCATACTTTGTACCTCCAACAGATGTTATGAAGCTATGGGGTAAGGTCGAACCCTTAATAAGTAAAGCTTTGAAACATAATTATGGTGAATTAGTTTCTTCTGATGTATTAAAAGGTTTATTACAGAAGAAATTAATACTATGGATAGGCTTTGAAGATGATGATATCAATAGTGTCTTGGTTGGTGAGTTTGTACCTTACCCACGTAAGAAGGCATTCAGAATACTAACTTGGTCAACCAAGTCTGGGTATCATTACGAAGAATGGATGAAACTATTCTATAAGATAGAAGACTTTGCTAGAGCTAATGGCTGTACTTTAATGGAAGCTTGGACTAGGAAAGGTTTAGCTAAAAAATTAAACTGGAATCATAGTTATTCCATAGTAAGTAAACAACTTTAGGAGGAAATAGGTGGAAAATTTCATGGATTCACAGATGCCTCCCGGCATGTTTCGTCGAACACATTCAGGATTAGATAAATCTTTGATGGGTTTGGAGATGCGTGGAGGAGGTAGCACTAGTGTAGAAAATCCTTACGATGATGCATGGATACATACTTGGCAGACTGATGCTGAAGGTAGAGAACAAGGCTATGCAGATAGAATACAGGGTCTAGAAAGGATGGATGAGCATCTAAATGAATTTAATAGACATAGAGCTGATGAGACTGTAAGACTATTTGGTTTAGTTGAAGATCTAGATACTAGAATTACAGATCAACGAGGTGCTATAGATTTAGGGTTAGCAGGTATGGATACTGCGACTCAAACTATGCAAGAATTAGGATCAAGTTTTGATAGTAGATTAAGTGCTCAACAAAATCAATTATCTGAACAGTTACGTCTAGCTCAACAAGGCTGGGCTAATACAGCAGCAGCTCAGCAAGCTGGATGGGATTCAGAAAGAGCAGCTTGGAACCAGCAATCAGCTGATTGGCAAAATCAATACGCCCAACAACAAAGAGCTATTGAAACTCAATTAGCTACTGAACAAGAAGAACAAGCAGCTGCGATTGAATCTCTTAGAAGTACATACGGTATTCAAAGGGAAGAAGATAGAACTGCATGGGAAGAACAATCTGCTGAAGATAGAGAATGGATGTCACGTCAGCTTGAACGTATAGAACAAGATGGCGGAGGTCTTGATCCTGCACTGATAGAAGAATGGAACCAAAGGCTCGGTCAGTCACAAGAACAGTCACGTATTGATGATGCAATAGTACGAAGAGATTTAGAAGCACAGATGGCTGACTTTGGTAATGAATATACTAGAGATTGGCATGAGAGAAGTCAAGCATTCGAAGATCAGTACGCAAGTTTAAGTAGTGGACTTGACGAAGCTGGTCGTCAAAGAGGTGATCTTTCCCAACAGTTAATGGAACAAGCTGCACAGTTTGAACGACTGCAACTAGACCAAGAAGCTGCTTACAATACAAGAGCACAAGAATTAGCTGCTCAAGATAGAGTGTTTGGTACACAGATTGATGACTTAAGGAGACAGTTAGGTATAGAAACTGATTTGAGAGGTTCAGCTCAACAAGATTTCCAAGAGTATCAAAGAATAGTAGAGCAGCAAAGACGAGCAGAATCTTTAGGAATGGAGCAGAGATTTGGAGGCATTGAAACTGGTATTGCTGAAGACATAGGAGATCTCAGGACTGACCTTACTGGTCAGCTGGGTGAAGTTGGTATGGTAGGTCAACTAGCTAGAGCAGCTCTGGAAGCTAGTGGTGAACAAGCAAGATCAGAATTACAAACAGGTATTTTTGGAAAGATAGAAGATGTTCAATCAGACTTTGCAGGTCAAGTAGGTGAGCTTGAGATGGGTATAGGAGACTTTGAAAGAAGACAATTTGAAAGACAGTCCGAATTGGCACAAGATGTTACTGGTCAATTAGGGGACTTTAGAGCTGACATAGCTGAATATAAAGACACCTTAGCTGGTCAGAATGAAGCACAAGAAGCATACTATGATGCTAATAAAAGGTTCAGAGAGATGCAGATCCAAGATGCTGAACGTGCTAGAACAACACAAGCATATGGATCACCCGGCACTACTATGAACCAACAAGTTAAAGGTGTACGTAGAGCAGGTTCATCCAAACCCGGAGGACTTGTAAGATCTAAGTCACCTCGTAATGTATTTAATAGATCTGGGTTAAGAATTAGTTCACTAAACATTTAATCATGACAGCAAAAGAACGCTATGACTATTTATCTAGTGACCGTTCACAATTTCTAAACGAAGCGGAAGACGCATCGAAGCTGACCCTACCATACCTTATACGTGGTCACGAAGAGAGCACTAAAGGTATGAAACAGTTGAAGACTCCTTGGCAAAGCGTCGGGGCTAAAGGTGTAGTAGCCTTAGCCTCGAAGCTATCACTTAGTCTGGTACCACCACAGACAAGTTTCTTTAAGCTACAGGTAGATGAGTCTCAACTAGGAGAACAGTTTTCACCAGAAATAAGATCAGAATTAGATTTATCCTTTGCAAAGATAGAGCGTACCATCCTTGAAATTATCGCTGCATCAGATGATCGTGTAGTAATACACCAAGCATTGCAGCACCTAGTTGTAGGTGGTAACGCTTTAATCTTTATGGGTAAAGATAATCTGAAATTATATCCGTTGAATCGCTTTGTTATAGAACGAGATGGTAACGGTCAAGTGATTGAAATAGTCACAAAAGAACGCATCAATAAAAAATTAATAGAGAAGTATCTACCCGAAGACTATGAAGAAGAAAGTGTTGTAGAAGAAGAGCCACATGAAGCTGAAGAGTGTGATGTATATACACACGTCACCCGGGATAATAATAGATTTGTATGGCATCAAGAAGTATATGGTAATATATTAGATGAGTCGTTTAGTAAAGCACCAATCGACGCTACACCATGGCTACCTCTCAGATTTAATACAGTAGATGGAGAACCCTACGGGCGTGGTAGAGTAGGACAATTTATAGGAGATCTAAAATCACTTGAAGCACTGTCACAGGCACTCGTAGAAGGGTCAGCAGCAGCTGCTAAAGTAATCTTTACCGTATCACCTTCAAGTACTACTAAACCCCAGACACTAGCATCTGCAGGTAACGGAGCAATCGTCCAAGGACGACCAGAGGATATTGGCGTTGTACAAGTTGGGAAGACAGCAGATTTCCGTACAGCTTACGAGCTTATGGGTCAGCTAGAGCGAAGACTAAATGAAGCATTCCTTATACTAAGTGTAAGGGACAGCGAAAGGACTACAGCACAGGAAGTCCAGATGACACAGCTAGAGCTAGAACAGCAGCTAGGTGGTCTCTTTGGATTACTTACTGTTGAGTTCCTAGTACCTTATCTAAATAGAAAACTTAATGTACTCCAGAAAACTGGAGAGATTCCACGTATACCTAAAGATATAGTCAAGCCTACTATCGTAGCTGGTATCAATTCTCTAGGTAGAGGACAGGATGTACAAGCTCTTGGTCAGTTCTTACAAACTATTGCTACAACAATGGGACCAGAAGCTATACAGCAATACATTAATCCTGAAGAAGTAGTTAAGAGATTAGCTGCTGCTCAAGGTATAGATGTATTGAATCTAGTTAAGAGTATGCAAGAGATACAACAAGAAAGACAACAGGCTCAGCAACAAGCAATGCAGATGGAAGAACAGAAGCAAAAGGCATCAATGGCTGGAGCACCTATGAATGATCCATCTAAAAATCCTGCACTAGCTGCTCAATTAGAAGCAGAAGCGGAAGGAGCAGGGCAAGCACCACCTACACAATAAAATGGCAGAAACATTAACATTTGAAAACACACCTGAAACTACTAGTGTAGAGAATCTAAGTGCTGAAGAGCAGGATTCTCTACAGGTAGGAGAACAGATGGAGCAAGATCAAGAACAGTTACTTGCTGGTAAATATAAAGACGCTAAAGAATTAGAACAAGCTTATGTCGAACTTCAAAAGAAGCTTGGAGAGAAAGGCACTGAAGATGATGAACCAACTAGCGAAGCTGAGGTTCAAGAATCAGAAGAAGTACAAGAAGAAAAGAAAGAAACTGAAGAAGCTTCTCCTAGCATCCTAGATACTTTATGGGATGAGTCCCAATCAGGTAAGGATTTTACTGAAGAAACATTAGCAGAATTAGGTAAGCTAAATACTGGTCAATTAGCTGGTCAGTTCCTTAAGTGGAGAGCAGACGCACAGACTAAATACATACCTAAGCAGCAAGACTTTACTACAGCTGACGTTGAAACATTAAAAAATGTAGCTGGAGGAGAAAAGGAGTACGATAGTATGCTACAATGGGCACAGCAGAATCTCAATTCTAGAGAGATAGAGATGTTTGATAAAGTTATGGAGAGGGGAGACCCACTTGGAGCTTTCTTTGCTGTTCGTTCATTAGCTTACAGGTATCAAGATAAGTCAGGTCTCGATGGTAAGATGGTTACTGGTAGAGCACCTAAGTCTTCTGGAGGTGATGTCTTTAAGAGTCAAGCAGAAGTTGTTAGGGCTATGGGTGATCCACGTTACGAAGATGACTCAGCTTATCGTCAAAGCATACAAGATAAATTAGAACGATCCGATATCAATTTCTAACATGGCTAACAAAGTAATGAAGATAACTGCAGCTGACTTTGAAAAAGTCGTTAGAGAAGCAGTTAATCAAAGGATGCAAATAGCTGGAGCAGGAGGATCTCCCGGTCAACCTTATACTCCTCCTAAAGAAGATCCAAAGAATCCTTATGTACCTGCACCAACTAGAAAACTAGCAGCAGCTAATAACATTAGAAAAACTGGTGGACCTTTAACTAATGATGATAGTTATGGTGAGG